AACAATGCCACAGCGTCCGCCACAGCTTCCCGCCGCCACAGCTTCCGCCGGTCCCGAACCGGCCGCCACAGCTTCCGCTCTATCTCGCATCCCGTCCGCCGCCCGCCGTGCCGAGCTCGGCCGCTACTTCGGCCCCGATGCCGAACGGGCCGCGGCCGCCCTTGAAATAATCGCGGGACGGGTTCCACAGCTTGACACGGGAACGGACCGCGACTAGATTCCGTCTATACGGCCGCCGGGCCGTCCGCACACTCTCGGAGGATTGAACAATGCCGGACCTATTCACGAACCCTGCCGCCGCCCTTCCCACGAACCCTTCCGCCGATTTCGTTGGTTTACTGTGCACCTTGCACACTTCCCCGGATTTCCTTTCCGTGGGGACGATTCGCGCCCTATGCGTGGCCGTGGCCGCCGCGGCCGATGAAATCCCCACGGAATCCGCCGCCGTTCCCGTCACACTTCCCGCGTGGGAAGCGTTCGAAGCGTTCCACCTATCCGCCGCGGAAGTGTGGCGGAAGGCGCAAGCGTTCCACGGCCGCGCGTCCGCGTGGCGTTCAATGCGTCCCGATGCCGTGGCCGACGCGGCCGCCGCGATTGTCCGCAAGTTCTAACGGCCACGGCGGGGGAAACCCCGCCGCCGCCCTTCGCCCGCGGGGAACGGTTCCCACGGGCCCGCACACTTTGGAGGATTCTAGAATGCTCGGATATCTCGCAAGCTTCGCGGCCAGCGTGGCCGCCGCCGTCACGGGAACCACGACGGCCGAAACCGACGCGGCCGGGGTTCGGTTCGGTCCGGGGACCGCGTACCCCGCGGAACTGGCCACGGGCCGCCGCCCCCTTCGGTTCGCGGTTCGTGTCGTCGGCCACGGCGGCGGGGAATGGCGGGCCGATTGTGTCGCGCCGGAATGGCGGGCCGCGGTCCGATTGACGAACCGCCACGCACGAACCGCCCCGGTTCGCGTGGGGGGATTCGACGGGCCCGCGGTCCGGTTCGCGCGGTTCTCGGCCGACGGCGGCCGCATGATCGGATACGCGTACAATGCGGACGGGGTGGAAATCGGGACCGTGTCAATCGGACGCGCCGACGGTTCCCCGATTCGCGCCGGGAAGGGGGCCCGCCGTGGTGAAGCTTGAACGAATCCGGGCGGCCCTACCATCGGCGGCCGCGTGGCGGAATGAAACCGAGCCGGATACGGCCGAGAGATACGCGCGGACGGCCGCGAAGCTGGCCGCACTACTTCGGGAAGTTTCGGACGGGGACGACGACGCGGGGGACCGTTTCGCCCTTGCCGAATCTCTTTACGCTATCTCGGGCGATTTCCACGGCGGCCAGCGTTCCGCCCTATATCGCGTGGGGTGCGTGGTGGAATCGGCCCCGGTTTCTTTCCGGCCGTCCCCGCTATGGAACGGTCCCGATTCGGACGGGGCCCGCCGGATATATCGACACTTTCGCGCCCGGTGGCGGCGGGACGAATCCCGCGCGGCCGATTTCGCGGAACGGGCCGCCGTGATTCTGTGCATTCTGTGCACCGATGAAACCGAAGGGGGGGACGAATGATCCGCCCCGATTTCCCGTACCTTGACACGGACCCGGCCGCGTGGCGAAATCGCCCGGTTCCCGGTTCTCTCGCGTGTCCGAAGCTGGCCGCCGTCGGCCGTATCATTTCCGGCCACGGGTTTGCGGATGCTGAAACCGGGGACACGGAAACCGGGGGCGCGTGGTTCGCCCGGATTGATATCCCCGAAGGGGGAACGCTTCGCGGATTGATTGACTCGGCCCGCGAAATGGAACCGGACGCGGCCGAGCTTGCCGAATGGAATCCGGCGGGGTGGCGCGAATCGCCCGTATTTCCGGCGGACAATCCGGCCGCATTCGGCGGCCTGATATACGGCCGCGATTCGGACGGGTTCGAAATCGTGGGGGCATTCGGCCGGGACGGTTTCCGCCGCGCGTGGAACCGCCTATCGGGCGAATGGGCGGACCCGATGGCAAGTTTCGCCCTACGCGCCGCCGAGAACCACGGCCGCTATCGGGTCCGGAAGGGGCACGGGTTCCGCATTGAAACCGCCGAAGGGTTTCGCGGGGTTTCCCTATGTTTCCTGATTGTTTCGGATTGTGGGGATTCCCGATTGATTCAATCGGACTACGATTTCCCCGGAATCGCGGCCGATTTCGGATGGAAACCCCGGGGCCCGCTCGGATGCGAATGCAAGGGGACGGACGGGACCGCCGATTGTCCCGAATGCGGGAAGCTGGCCGGGGACTATATCGCGGAAGCTTCCGAGTTTATAGGAGAACTTGCCGGGACCGGAATCCGCGCGGAGGATCCGGGGTATTTCGAATGATGAAACCACGGCCCCGGCGGGGGAAACTCCGCCGCGGGCCCTTCGCGGTTCCGCCGCCGTGGCGGTCCGCAGTCTGGCACACTTTGGAGGATTTCAGAATGTCGCGCGTAAACGCATTCGCCCGCGTTTCGAATAGTGCGGGCCGTCAAGTTTCCGTAGGGGGCCGCGGGGCCGCCGATTCCGTCCGGGGTTGGTTCAATGTCGCAACCCGTGCCGGGGAATACGCGGCCAGCTTCCGCGCGGAATGCGTGGGGGCCGGACTACGGGCCGCGGACCGCCGCCGCAAGGGTACCGGGGATGATCGGGCCGCCGTATTTACTCTGACTCTTCCGGAAGCTTCGGACGCGGTTTCCGTTCGCATTGTGGACCCGGGCGAATCCGCGCGGAAGCTCCTCGGGTTCGGCGCGTTTCTTGTCACAATGCGGGAAGCGGTGAATCTGGCCGACGGAATCGCATCGGGGGAAACCACGGACGGGGCCGCCGCGGCCGCCGCCGCCCGTTCCCGCGTGGACCGCGCCGCCGCACTAGTGCCCCCGCCGCCGCCCCTTCCGCGCGTGATTCTCCCCGGCGGGGTGGAAATGTCTGAAGCTCTGGCCGCCCTTGCGTGGGTCAATGCGGACCCGTCCCGCGCGGCCGCATTCGCGGCGGATAGGGGGACCGCGTGAAACGGGAAACCGCCGCCGCGATTGTGTGGGGTTTCATTCTGGCCGCCGCCGCCGTGGTTTCGATTCTGGCCACGCGGAAGGGGGGCCGCCGATGAAATAGGGGCCCGCCCCGCCCCCGTTCCCCGTCCCGCCCCGGTTCCCGCCGGGGCGGTTTCTTTCCCGCCCCGCCCCCGTTCCCCGTCCCGCCCCGGTTCCCGCCGGGGCGGTTTCTTTCCCGCCCCGTTTCCGTTCCCCGTCCCGCCCCGGTTCCCGCCGGGGCGGTTTCATTTCCGGCCGGGGGCGGCCGGGTCCGGGTCCGAAGCTGGCCGGGTCCGAAGCTGGCCGGGTCCGAAGCTGGCCGGGACCGGGGGCGGCCGCGCGTAGTTATCCGGACCGAACGGGGGCGGCGTGGTGCCCCCGGGGCCGCCCGGATTCGGGCCGTTATCGGGCCAAATCGCTGTTTAGGCGCACCATAGTCGCGCTGTTAGTCGCGTTGAACAACCGTTTGACAAGTCTAACTACAGCGTATAGACTGGATGTAACGCGCTTTCGCGTTGGAGGAACCCATGTCGATTATCAGTTCTGGTCATTCATGGAAAGTTTCGGTGTCCGGCAACGGAACCCGGTACCGCAGATCGTTCAAGTCCCTACAGGACGCGGAAATCTGGCAGGCACAGGCCAAGCTGGCCGTCCTGCAAGGACAGATTCCTCCCGGACTGTCCGCCGGAGAAGGGCACAACGGAATGACGATAGCCGAACTCGCAGACACCGTGTACCGTCAGGTCTGGGCAGGAACCCGCGGCGAAGTCACCGCTGACATCAACGCTTCGTCGGTCGTTCGCATCCTCGGTGCCGACCGGGAAATCTCCTCGATCACCACGGCCGATGGCGATGCGGTGATCGCGGAGCTGCGCCGCATCGGCAACAGCAACGCGACGATCAACCGCAAGATGGCCGCGCTGTCCCGCATGATGAGCTTCGCACACGACCGCGGGTGGATCACCCGCAAGCCGAAGTTCGAACGGCTGCGGGAATCCGATGGTCGTGTCCGGTTCCTGACCAAGGCCGAGTACACCAACATCCGCGAGGATCTGGCCATGCACGATTGCGACATGGCTGATCTTGTAGTCGTGCTGGTGGAGACGGGGCTTCGCCTGTCCGAAGCGTTGAACCTCCGTTGGGAGGACATCGACATGACGGCCAGTCACATTCGGGTGTGGCAGAACAAGAGCGACAAGCCGCGCTCGGTTCCCCTGTCCACGGCTGCATGGAATGTGCTGTGTCCACGCAGCGAACAGGGTGCCGGACCATTTGTGATGATGTCGCTGCACTCCGTCCGACATAGGTGGGACGCAATGAAGAAGCGGCTCGGTCTTCAGGATGACAAGGAGCTCACTCCGCATTGCTGTCGCCACACCTTTGCGTCGTGGCTGGTGCAGCGTGGTGTGCCGATCTTCACGGTCAAGGAACTCTGCGGTCACAAGTGCATCGAGGTCACGATGCGTTACGCGCACCTCAAGGACGAGGACCGGACGAACGCAATCACAGCCGTGTTCGGCTGACAACTGGAGGACTCATGGACGAGCGTATGGTCGAAGCTGAGATGGTGGAACTCGGCAAGCTGAGGTACCGCCACCGTGTTGCAAGGAACGCAAAGCATGGAAGCGAGACGACCGATCCGGTCACGCGACACGCGATGTCGCTAGCTGTGCCAGCCGTAACCCAAGCCATCGAATCGTGGAAGACGATGTGCCGCGGCCGACCCGGCCGTATGCACCGGGCCCTTGAGTACATCGAGGTGCTGCCTTCCGATGTAGTCGCGCTGCTGTCGCTCAAGTCGCTGCTCGACTCGGCATCGCAATCGAAGACGATGCTCAAGGCGGCGAACAGCATCGCCCGTGTGCTAGAGGACGAGGCCGACTTCCGAAACATCGTTGAACAGGAACCCGTGCTGTGGCAGCAGCTCCAGCGTCAGGTCAAGGGCAACATCAACGAGCGTCAGCGTCGGAAGTTTATCGAGCGCAGCATCAAGAACCACAACCTCGGCATCAGCAACTGGCCGCCGAAGGCACGGGCTCAGGTCGGCATCGTCCTAGTCGAGCTGATCCATCAGAACACCGATCTGCTCAAGATCGAGAACATCCGCAACGAGCGCGGCAAGACCTTGACGATGGTCGGAGCCAGCGATTCGTTCTTCGACTACATCAAGAAGAACAGCGCGAAGGCAGAGATGCTATCGCCCGTGTGGCTGCCGATGGTGGAGAAGCCGCTTGACTGGAAGGATCCGTTCGTCGGCGGGTATCAGGCCGACTTCTTCCGCCGCCGCCCTTTGGTCAAGGTCCACAGCCGCCGCTATCTCGATGACCTGAAGGGCCGCGATCTCCATTTCGTATACAAGGCCATCAATACGATTCAGAAGACGGTCTGGCGCACCAATCCGTATACGCTCGATGTCGTGCGGTCGTGCTGGGAGAACAACCTTCCGGTCGGTGACATCCCGGCGCGTGACGACTTCGCGTATCCATCCAAGCCTGTGGACATCAAGGAGAACGACGAGGCCCGAAGGCAGTACCGAAAGGAGTACTGCCGGATCAAGTGGGCGAATCAGCATCTCGGCTCCAAGCGGATGCAGCTGGCCAAGATGCTTTGGGTTGCGGACCGCTACGCGGATGTGCCGATGCACTTCCCGATGCAGCTCGACTTCCGTGGCCGCGGCTACCCGATGCCCGGGTATCTGAATCCTCAGGGATTCGACGCGGCGAAGGCTTGCCTGCGTTTCGGCAAGGGCCTGCCGATGACGGACGACGGCGAGATGTGGCTGCGGATCCACGGAGCCAACTGCTACGGCAAGGACAAGGATCGCTACATCGACCGCCTGCAATGGGTCAAGGACTTTGAGAAGGACATCATCGAGGTTGGCCGCAGGCCGCTCGATACCGTCGCGTTCTGGAGCAAGGCCGACAAGCCGTTTGAGTTCCTTGCCTTCTGCGACGAGTTCACGCGGATGAAGGACACGGCGAAGTTTGTCACGCATCTTCCCATCGGCATCGACGGCAGCAACAACGCGCTGCAACTGATCTCGCTGCTGCTGCGCGATAGCGTTGGTGCCGAGGCCACGAACTGCGTCGAGTGCGAGTACCCCGCCGACATCTACCGCCTAGTCGCGCAGAGGGTTCTGGAGATGGTGTCGTCTATGGACCACACCTACGCACAGGGTTGGTCTGAGATCGGCATCACGCGATCCTGCATCAAGCGTCCCGTGATGACGAAGCCCTATGCTGCCACGCTGTACTCATGCAAGCAGTACATCGGAGAGTGGCTGCACGACGAGATGGATCGTCGTCGTCAGGCTGGCCTGTCTCTGCCGTTCACCGATGTGTGGTCCCCCTCGATGTGGCTGGCCAAGGTCGTGCACCAAACCATCGACCAAGTTGTTCCCGGCGTGGCCACGCTGATGAAGTGGCTACAGCAGGTCAGCGACATCTGCGTCCAGCATGAAACGGCGATTTCGTGGACCGCGCCAAGCGGGTTCTGGATCCGGCAGTACTATCCGATGTGGAAGAAAGAAGAGGTCCGCTGCGCCATCGGACCGAAGATCCGCGTCCATGCCATGAACATTGAGGACAACCGAATGTCCCGCCGTGCCAACCGCAATGCGATCACGGCCAACTTCGTCCATGCTCTAGACTCGTCCATCATGGTGTGGTCCACCAACAGGTGCGCCGACCTGCACGGCATTGATGTATTCAGTTGGATACACGATCAAGCGGCAACGCTTGCTCCCAATGTCGGCATCCTGCAATCCGAAATCAAGGAATCCGCCATCGAGGTGTTCTCGATGGATATTCTGGAGAGCTTCAAGACGGAGATTGATGCCCTGCTTCCGGCAGGCGTTTCCGTCCCCGCTCCCCCGCCGCGTGGAGATTTCGATCTCAGTCGTCTTCGCGGTGCCCAGTACTTCTTCGCATGAGATCCGGAGGTTTAGCCATGAGTGACAAGAAGCGTCTCACCAGTCCGAAGGGTGTTGCCGTGTGGCCGAAGGTCAACGAGCCCGACACCAAGTTTGATGTCAAGGGAATCTTCAGCTGCGGTCTTCGGATGTCTGCGGCTTCCGCGGCACCGATGATCGCCACGCTCACGCAGATGTACGACGAGTACTACGCCAGCGAGGTGCGCGATGCCAAGAAGAAGCTGAAGAAGTGCGATCTCCCGTGGAAGGAGTGCACCAACGATTCCGGCAACCCGACGGGGGAGATCGAGTTCAAGTTCAAGCTGACGGCGAAGATCGACACGAAGGACGGACGCACCATCGAGCAGCGTCCAATCCTGTTCGATGCGAAGATGCGTCCGATGAACGACCGCGTGGGCGGCGGCAGCATCGTGCGGATCGGCTTTGAGCCGAACCTCTGGAATGTCCCGGCCACGGGTGTCGGCATGACGCTGCGCCTCAAGGCCGTGCAGGTCATCGAGCTCAAGGAGTTCGGCGGACGCACGGCCAAGGACTTCGGGTTCTCCGAGGAGGAGGGCTTTGAGACGGCCTTCACCGAGGATCAGCCGGAGGAATCCGGCGATGTCGTGGACGGCAAGCAGTTCTGATGGAACTGAAGCTGAACCTAGAGCCCATCGCCTGTCCCCGCCCACGCATCAGCAAGTGGGGTGCGTACTACCCGGCGGCGTACACGGCGTGGAAGAAGAAGGCGGCGAAGGTGGTCCGGGATGCCGTAGCTGGCATCTCGGGCCACCAGCCGTTCACCGATCCCATCGTGGTGACGCTCAGGTTCATTGTTCAGAAGCCGAAGAAGACGAAGCTTGCGGTGCCGCGGCCAGACATCGACAACTACATCAAGTCGATCTTCGATGCCTGCAACACCATCGTGTGGTCCGACGATACGCTGGTGGTCCGGGTTGATGCGGTGAAGGGTTGGTCGGGTCAACATGAACCCGGCATCTACATGACGGTGGAACTGGATGCGAAACGAATCGAACTTCCTTCGGCACGAACCGTGTCCGAAGTGCGGAAGCAAGGACGCTCTGGCCCGCTATAGCGACGGCCACGCATTCTGCTTTGGCTACGGATGTGGCCACTACGAAGAACAAACTACTCAGGACGCTGAGCAAACTCACTCAAGGAGGAGACTGCCTGTGAATCTCATCGAGCAGATCGAGATCGCCGCGCTGCCGAAACGCGGATTGAACGAGGACACCTGTCGGAAGTTCCGGTACGGAGTCGCGCAGTATCAGAACAAGCCCGTGCAGGTGGCGAACTACCACGGGCCTGACGGTCAGGTGAAGGCACAGAAGTTGCGCTTTGCCGACAAGAGCTTCGTCGTTGTTGGCGACATGAAGGGCTGCGGGTTGTTCGGTCAGAACCTTTGGCGTGACGGCGGCAAGATCCTTGTCATCACCGAAGGCGAGATCGACGCGATGTCGGTCAGCCAGCTACAGGACAACAAGTGGCCTGTGGTCAGCATTCCCACCGGAGCGGCTGGCGCAGAGAAGGCGATCCGCGCGAACCTAGAGTGGATCGAGAAGTTCGAGTCCGTGGTGTTCATGTTTGACATGGACGAGCCGGGGCAGGGCGCAGCCACGGACTGCGCGATGCTGCTCACTCCCGGCAAGGCGAAGATCGCGCAGCTCCCACTCAAGGATCCGAACGAGTGCCTGACGGCAGGACGCGGCCGCGAGGTGATCGACGCGATGTGGGGAGCGAAGGTCTACAGGCCGGACGGAATCATCGACGGCCGCGACCTCTGGGTCGAGATCAACGCGAAGGATCAGCCGAGCCTTCCGTACCCGTGGGCTGGCCTACAGGACAAGCTGCACGGTCTTCGTCTCGGTGAGCTCATCACCGTGACATCCGGCTCGGGCATCGGCAAGAGCTCCGTGTGCCGAGAGCTGGCGCATTGGTTGCTTGGCATGGGCGGCACCGTCGGATACATCGCGCTTGAGGAATCCGTCCGCCGCACCGCTCTCGGCATCATGTCCGTCGAGCTGTCGAAGAAGCTGCACATCGACAAGGAACGCGAGTCTATTCCAGAGGATGAACTGCGGCTTGCCTTTGACCGCACCGTGGGATCTGGTCGGATGTTCCTGTACGACCACTTTGGTTCGTGCGATTCGGAGAACCTACTGGCCCGCATCCGCTACATGGTCCGCGGCCTTGAGTGCAAGTGGATCTTCCTCGATCACATCAGCATCGTCGTGTCCGGCATTGACGATGGCGAGGAGCGGCGCATCATTGACAACACGATGACGAAGCTGCGGATGCTGGTACAGGAACTGGGATGCGGAATGATTCTTGTCAGCCACCTCAAGCGGCCAAAGGAAGGATCGCATGAGGAAGGCGGCCAGACGAGTCTCGCACAGCTGCGTGGGTCTGGTGCGATTGGTCAGCTCAGCGACATCGTGATCGGTCTGGAGCGCGACCAGCAGAACGAGACGAAGAAGAACATCACGAAGATCCGTGTGCTGAAGAACCGATTTGGAGGCGACACGGGCAGGGCTGGAGAACTGCGTTGGGACAAGGACACGGGTCGATTGTCGGAAAGCCGATTCGACTTCGCGGCCGAGGATGAAGAGCTACCGAACTTCTAGGAGGAAACATGAGACGAGTTGCATTTGACATCGAGACGACATCGCTGAACCCGATGGAGGGTGACATCCTGTGCATCTCCATCTTGCTGGACAAGCAGGACCAACCCGCCGTCACCTTCAAGCGTGACGAGGTGGACAAGGCGATCCGGATGATCTTGTCCAGCGACTGCGTGATTGGCCACAACATCATCGGCTTCGATATCCCGTACATCGAGGGATGGCTCACACGCCACGACCTGTCCATGTACGAGGACTGGATGTTCAAGAAGCGGAACATCGCGTGGCACGACACGATGGTCATGGCCCGTCTGGTCTACCCCGATCAGAAGGAGCGTGACTTCGCGGCCAAGGAGTTCCCGACCGAACTGATCGGCAAGCACTCGCTCAAGGCTTGGGGCTACCGCCTCGGCTTACTCAAGGGCGACCTGCTGGAGAAGGTCACGGACTTCTCTAACCTGCAATACAGCGATGAGCTGGCCGAGTACAACCGTCAGGACTGCCGCATCACGCTGGAGCTGTGGAAGAGGCTGGACTCCGAGATTGATCCCGGAGCGAAAGCACTACAGTTGGAGACAAAGTTTGCATCTTTGATCCAAAGGCAAATGAACCGCGGCTTCTGCTTCGATATCCAAGCAGCGCACCAGCTGACGGCCGAGCTCCAGAAGCGGAAGCTTGAGCTGACGGAGACGCTTCAAGCCACCGTTCCGCCGACGATCATCCAGCTCAAGACCAAGACCAAGACGATCCCGTTCAACCCCGGCAGCCGTGACCAGATCGCTGAGTATCTGATCTCACAGGGCTGGAAGCCTGAGGTGTTCACCCCATCAGGCAAGCCGCAGGTGGACGAGTCGATCCTGTCGGTGATGCCGGGTCCGACTGCGGCCGCGATCTGCGAGTACCTGACCGTGGCCAAGAGGCTCGGGCAGGTTGCCGAGGGTGACGAAGCATGGCTCAAGGCCGAGAAGAACGGCCGCATCCACGGCTATGTGAACACCAACGGAGCGATCACCGGACGGTGTACCCACAGCCGACCGAACATCGCGCAGGTCCCAGCCGTCAACGCATCGTGGGGCAAGCAATGCCGCGCCCTGTTCCGAGCGACACCGGGGATGGTCATGCTTGGATGCGATGCGTCCGGCTTGGAGCTCCGCTGCCTTGCCCACTACCTCGCTGCGTGGGACGGCGGCGAGTACGCGAATGTCATCTGCAACGGAGACATCCATACCAAGAACCAGCAGGCCGCTGGGCTGGCCACGCGCAACGACGCGAAGACATTCATATATGCGTTCTTGTATGGGGCTGGCGACGAGAAGATCGGGAACATCGTCGGCGGCAAGGCGGAAGAGGGTAAGAAACTCAAGGCAAAGTTCCTTGCAGCTACCCCCGCCCTGAAGAAGCTGCGCGATGCCGTCGCTGCCAAGGTTGACCGCGGATACCTGATCGGTGTCGATGGCCGAAAGCTGTGGATTCGAAGCAAGCACAGCGCGTTGAACACGCTGCTGCAATCTGCCGGAGCCATTGCGGTGAAGCAGGCGACCATCCTTATGGATGATGCGATCCGGCATTCCGGGTTCAACATCCATCAGGTGGCGCACATCCACGACGAGATCCAGTTTGAGGGACCAAAGGATCAGATCGAGGCGTTCGCTTCCTATACGAAGCAGGCATTCCAGTTGGCGGGTGAAATGCTCGGGTTCCGCTGCCCTCTGGATGGGGAGTACAGAATCGGAAGGAACTGGGCAGAAACGCACTAGTTGAAACGCTACCTAGCGGGATACCTCGATGGTGAGGGCTGCATCAGGTGGCAGGGAAACAGGGCGTATGTGTCCATCACGAACACCTATCCCCATGTGCTGATGCTGATCGCCAACCGATTCAAGGGTTCCGTCAGGACGCTCAAGAACAACAACCGAAACCACCGGACTGTCTACAGGTGGGAGGCCAGCGGACGACACGCTGTCCGGTTCCTGCGGATGGTCCGACCATACCTGATAGAGAAGAAGCGGCAAGCCAACATCGTGATCGAGCTAGACAGCATCGGAGTCGAGTACGATTCCTCCTATGTCAAGCATCTGATCGCAGAGCTGGCCATGCTCAAGAGGATTGATTATGCCAAGCAAGAAGACAGAAGCGTTGATTGACGGCGACATCCTGATCCACCGCATCTCCGCGGCCGTAGAGGTCCCGTGGCAATGGGACGACGACATCTGGACATTGCACAGCGATGCACGGATGGCAAAGCACCTGCTCGATGTTGAGATCGCCAGCATCCGCGAGAAGCTTGGCGGCAAGTCCGTCAAGGTCCTGATCTGCCTGTCGAGTCCGAACAACTGGCGCAACACCCTGCTCACGACATACAAGTCCAACCGCAAGGGAAACCGGAAGCCGATTGTCTACAAGGATCTTCGGGCGTATGTGTCGAACACCTACGATGTCGCGGTCATGCCCACGCTGGAGGCCGACGATGTGATGGGGATCATGGCCACCGATCCGAAGCGGAAGAACCGCGTGATCGTCACCATCGACAAGGATCTCCGCACCGTTCCGGGTGTGCACTTCAACCCTGACCACGACACGCATCCGCGCGTGATCGCGGAGAACGAGGCCAACTACGCGCACATGATGCAAACCCTGTGCGGCGACAGCACGGACGGCTACAGCGGATGTCCGGGTGTCGGGCCGAAGAAGGCCGAGGCCATCTTGGCGAACGGACACACTTGGGATCTTGTTCTCGATGCGTTCCGGAAGGCGGGACTGTCCGAGGACGAAGCATTGGTGCAGGCGCGTGTCGCTCGGATCCTGCGGCACCATGAGTTCGACCAGAGAACATCGGAGGTGAAGCTGTGGACTCCAGCAACTTCGTCCTAAAGGACAGCGGATCACGCGAGGAGTTTGAGACGGGAAGCCGTCGTGATACCCGAAGCGGCAAGGGACGCTATGACCTGATGAGCCCGTTCGTTCTGGACCGCGATGCTCGGCTGCTTGAGCTAGGTGCGGCGAAGTACGGCGAACGGAACTGGGAGAAGGGTCAGCCCATCTCCCGGTTCATCGACTCGGCCATGCGTCACCTGCTGCGCTATGTACAGGGCCATCGAGACGAGGACCATCTGGCCGCGGCTCGGTGGAACATCGGAGCAATCATGCACATGGAGGAGATGACGGTCCGAGGCATCGTGCCGATGGGCCTGTTCGATCTCCCAGACTGGTCAGGTGTCTCTGCCGAGGACCCTGCTCAGGATTGCACTCGGCATGGAAACACCCCAATGAAGAGCATGAAGGGCAAGAAGGGCATGAAGCACGAAATGACCGAGAGCAAGAAGGAGCGCAAGGCCGAGTACGGTCCGAAGCCCAAGATGAAGTCCGGCAAGAAGAAGTGATGCGCTCCCTATCCGCCTACCTGATTCAAAGGCGGATGGCTCAAATCTTCGCTGACTCGATTCAGGGCTGCGATGTTGTCGAGGTATTCCTTGAGGACATCGCAGCCCATCTTCGTGTCTGGCCTGCCCAGATCGTGGCCATCGTCGGCCGCAGGAAAGGCCGCCGGGAGCTGGAGCTCATGGCCATGAACTCAGGAATCCGGATCCGGGTGACATACAAACCGGGTGTCATCATGGTATTCACAAGGTAGGTACCTTATGGACATGGACCCAAAGAATGCGCCCCTCCCGGTGACGAGCGAACTAGTCACCATGCTCGATGAGCTGATCCCAGAGAAGTGCCCAGACCTCTCGACCTCCGACAGGGAAATCTGGCACTACAGGGGAATGAGGCAGGTCGTTCACCTCCTCCGCAGTCACCTCAAGGAACGAACCGAGAACCGCCATGTGCAGCAGCCCTAAGATGCCCCCGATGCCGGAGCCCCCAAAGCCCCTGCCCCCGCCGGAACCGCCGCCGCCGCCCCCGATCAATCCGCCGCGCAACACCCAGATGATGACCCCCGCGGATGTTTCTGGTGGTCTGCCTGTCATCAACCCAGACGAGTACACGCGGCGGGGCCGCGGACGCTCGGCCCTGACCATTCCGCTTGAGGGCGCAGCCACGGGCGGACTCAACATTCCTACGGGGTAAACCATGCGAACGGCTGAAGCCATCTACATGAACCTTGAGTCGCAGAGGGAGGTCTACCTCCAACGCGCTCGGGAGTGCGCCAAGCTCACGCTGCCGATGGTCATGCCGGAGAAGGGCGCGAACTACTCGACGGAGTTCGATACCCCGTATCAGGGACTCGGTGCGCGTGGCGTGAACAACCTAGCCTCGGCCCTGCTCATGTCGCTGTTGCCCCCGAACCAGCCGATGTTCCGTCTGGTCGTGGACAAGATGGCCATCCGTCCCATCGCTGAGATGGACGAGATCAAGACCGAGATCGACACCACCCTGTCGGAGATCGAACGGGCGGTGATGCAGGAGATCGAGACAACTCAGGTGCGTGTGGGCACATTTGAGGCGTTGAAGCACCTGATCGTCACGGGCAATGTGCTGCTGTACCTGCCGAACGAAGGCGGTATGCGGGTGTTCAACATGAACGCCTATGTCGTGAAGCGCGACCCGATGGGGAATCCGAAGTGCGTGGTCACGAAGGAAACCGTCTCGGCCTATGAGCTCCCGGAGGCATACGCTGAGTACATCCCCCGCCGCGAGGGCACGGAGGGCGAAAGCACCTACGAGGACACCATCGACCTGTACACCAAGGTCGAGTGGATCCGCGGCCGGGTCCGGGTGCAGCAGGAAATCGGTGGCAAGGTCATTGAGGAAACCAAGGGTTCCTATCCGGAAGACAAGTGTCCGTGGATGCCTCTCCGTATGTCTCGCGTGGACGGAGAGGACTGGGGACGCTCGTATGTCGAGGAGCTGATTGGTGATCTCAAGAGCCTTGACGGCTTGCATCAGGCCGTGGTCGAGGCTTCGGCTGCGGCCAGCAAGCTGGTCATCGTGGTCAACCCGAACGGCTCGACTCGCATCCGTGCAATCGCACGGGCGCGTAGCGGAGACATCATCGAGGGCAATCCCGCCGATGTCGGTGTGATCCAGACCAACAAGGGCGCGGACCTGAACACCGCCCTGTTGACCATCAACACCATCAAGGAGCGTCTGTCGTATGCGTTCCTGTTGACCGAGGCCACGATCCGTAACGCAGAGCGCGTGACGGCCGAGGAAGTCCGGCTTGTGATCCAGTCCATCGAGCGGCAGCTCGGCGGCATCTACTCGGTGCTGTCTCAAGAGTTTCAGCTTCCTCTGATCCGTCGAGTGATGGATCGGATGAACCAGACGAATCGCCTGCCGAACATCCCGGAGAAGTACATCAAGCCCACCATCATTACCGGCGTGGATGCACTTGGTCGCGGCAACGATCTCAACAAGCTCGATGTGTTCCTTGCAGGCGCGGCTCAGGTACTGGGCCCGCAGATGCTTCAGGAGTATGTCAAGATCCCCGAGTATCTGGCTCGTCGGGCCGCCAGCCTCGGTATCGACACCAAGGGCCTGATCGTGACGGAAGAAGAACTGGCCGCTAAGATGCAACAGCAGCGGCAGATGCAGATGCAGGACCAGTACGGTCCGGAGCTGATGGGCTCCCTTGCCAAGGGCGTTGCGAACAACCCGCAGATTGCCTCGCAGATGATGCAGGCCGCCTCAGGCGCACAGCCCATCCAACAGTAACGAGGAATCATGGAACAAGTCGTCGTCACAACTTCAGAGACAGGACCAGATGCACCCGTGTCGGAAACCGCGAAGGCGGCTCCCGAGCGGATTGCGATTGAGACGGAGAAGGGGATTCAGTTCCTCGCTCCCGAAGCCGTGGACCCGATGGCAGCTCGACCCGAGTGGCTGCCGGAGAAGTTCAAGAGTCCGGCGGAACTGGCCAAGGCGTATCAGGAGCTTGAGCGGAAGATCGGCAAGCCTGCGGCACCAGAGACTGCACCCGAGTCTCCGGCTCCCAAGGCTGCCGATACCCCTCAGGCACCCGACGCGCAGCTTGGCGAGTTCGCCAAGTACACCGAGGAGTACACCAAGACGGGCAACCTCTCGGAGCAGAGCTACAAGGAACTTCTGGATCGCGGCATCCCGAAGGTCCTTGTGGATAACTACATCGCCAACTTCAAGAGCGCGGCCTCGACGCAGGTCGCTGCCCTTGAGGCGCAGGTGGTGGCAGCCGTTGGCGGCCCGCAAGAGTACGCGGCCATGCAGGTGTGGGCCAGCAAGAACTTCTCCGCTGAGGAGATCACGGCCTACAACCGGGCAATGGAGACGAACGATCCGCAGATGATGGCGTTCGCCGTCCGTGGCCTTGAGGCCCGGTTCAAGGCCAACAGCGAACCCCGGCTTATCTCGGCCGCTCCCAACAGCAAGAGCTCTGGATTCCGCAGCCACGCCGAGATGACGGCGGCGATGCGTGATCCTCGGTATGCGATTGATCCCGCGTACCGCGCCGATGTGGCGGCTCGGATCAAGTCATCGAACCTCTTCGGAGTCGGACAATGAACAACAAGAACACCACCATCGCGGGCATCGGATCCATCCTTGTGGCTGTCGGCGGACTTCTTGTGGCTTGGTTCGACGGTGACACCGCAACCAACCCGGACTTCACCACGGCCATCGCTGCGATCATGGCTGGCATCGGCCTGATTATGGCGAAGGATGCGAAACCCCCGACCGGGGGAGGAAATGCTTGAGCGAATCGTCGCGCAAATCGCCCTCGCGTTGTTCGGGTGGCTTGACAAGCGTCTGTCCCGCGGCCATGTGGCTAAAGATGCTGATGTGGACCGGGATTCTCTGCGCCGCGCTGCTGGTCGTATCAATGACTGGATGCGTGAGCAGGACCGTGTTCGTTCCGGAGGACTCCCCGATGCGGATCGGGGAACCGGGAGGAGCGCGGATGAAGGTCTACCACCGGATCGACGGTGAGTGGGTCAGGTCGGAGAACCGAGTGACCATCCCCGAAGGGTGGTATCTGGTACCTCCGTCATACATCAATGAGTAACTACGAACGGACGGCGGAAACGCCGTCCTTTCGCTTTCGGTAGGCAAGAGCATGGGCCCGCTGCGGCGGACAACCTGTAGACCAACGCCACCGCATCGTTTCAACCAACAAGCAAATCAGAACAAGGAGCCACACAGATGGCATTCAAGCTTTCCGCGCTCGGCGCATCCAACGGTTCGTCCGGATGGACCGGAACCTACGCGACCGACACCGCACTCTTCCTCAAGGTCTTCGCTGGCGAGGTCCTCACGACCTTCGAAACCAGCACCGTCATGCTTCCGCTTCACACCGTCCGCACCATCAGCGAGGGCAAGTCGGCACAGTTCCCGGTGACGGGCACGGCGGCCGCTGGGTACCACACCCCGGGTCAGTCGATCTACCTCGGCAATCAGGTCAATGGCTTTGTCTCTGACAACGCCTCAACCTACGCGAACGGGGCTGAGATCACGGGCTTCAACACCACCTACCTCAACCAGATCAAGCACGCTGAGAAGGTCATCAACATTGATGACGAACTCATCGCAGCGACCTTCATCTCCAAGCTTGATGAAGCCCGCAACCACTACGATGTCCGCTCGATCTACTCGACGGAACTCGGTCGTGCGCTGGCCAAGCAGATGGACAAGAACCTGATCGGTCTTGGCGTTCTTGCTGCCCGTGCATCCACCACGATCACGGGTGGAAACGGCGGCAGCAGCCTCGACATCTCGACCGCAGCCTCCCGCACCGCCGTCACCGCTGCTGATCTCATCGCGGGCATCCACGATGCTGCTCAGAAGCTCGATGAAAAGGATGTCCCGTCGGAAGACCGCTACTGCATCGTTGAGCCGTGGGCTTACTACAAGCTCGTTCAGGACAAGTCGCTCGTCAACAAGGACTTCTCCGCGGCCAACGGCGACTTCGCTGGCGGCATCATCCTTGAGGCGGCTGGTGTCAAGATCATCAAGTCGAACAACGCTGCTTCGGTATTCGGCGTGAATGTCTCGGCCGTCACGGGTCAGCAGAACACCTACTCGGGCAACTTCTCGTCCACCGTTGCTCTCGTCTTCCACAAGTCGGCCATCGGCACCGTCAAGCTGATGGACCTCAAGATGGAGACTGAGTACTCGGTCGAGCGTCGCGGCAACCTGATGGTCGCTGGCTACGCCATCGGCCACGGCATCCTCCGTCCGGAGGCGGCCGTCGAACTCAAGCAGTCCTGATCCTGCTGAGTGACAGAGAACCCAAGGGGGACTAGGGGAAACCCTAGTCCCTCTCTTTCAAGGAGATCCCATGCCAGCATCAACCACCAAGATCGAGGCCGTCAACACGATCCTGTCGGCAGTCGGAAGTTCTCCGATCAACAGCCTCACAGGAGCGCAGTCGGGCGATGTACGCATCGCCATCTCGACTCTCGATGAGATCAGCCGAGAAGTTCAGGCCGTGGGCTGGCATTTCAACACCGACGAGAAGGTGCCGCTGACTCCGGATCCGACCACCCTTGAGATCACGCTGGCCGAGAGCATCGTCCGGTGCGACCTTGAGGAGGAGTTTGCGACCAACCTCGACATCGTGCAGCGTGGCCGCAGGCTGTACGACAAGACCAACCGCACCTACCAGTTCACCAACCCTCTGCAAGCGACCACCGTGACGCTGCTTGAGTGGGACGATCTTCCCGAGCAGGCGCGGCGGTACATCCTGATCCGTGCTGCCCGCATCTTCAACGACCGGATGGTCGGCAGCGTCGAGCACCACCAGTTCACGGCTCTGGACGAGATGCAGGCCCGTGCGGCCCTTGTCGAGTTTGAGGGCGACACGGCGGACTACAGCATCTTCGACAACTGGGCCGTCGGCCGAATCGTCTACCGAGGTATCTGATGCTCATTGCGACGAACATCCCAAGCCTGCTGAACGGGGTAAGCCAGCAGCCCGCCACGCAACGGTTCTCGTCGCAGGCCGAGGATCAGGTCAACGCATACTCGTCCGTTGTCGAGGGTCTGGGCAAGCGTCCGTGCACCGAGTTCATCGGGAAGCTGCTCAACTCCAACATCACCGCTTCCAGCAACTTCGTGCATGGAATCAACCGCGATGCGACCGAGCGTTACATCGTGGTCATCGGCGGTACGAGCACATCGAACATCCGTGTGTACGACCTCAACGGTACGCAGAAGACCGTCAACACTCCGGACGGGACCACCTATCTGAACACTAGCGAGAAGGCACGGGATATCCGCTGCGTCACGATTGGTGATTACACCTTTGTTCTGAACAAGTCGATCACTACAGCCATCGACAACACGACGACGGCAGCACGGAATCCTGAAGCTTTGTTTGTCGTGCAGAACGGTGCATACCACAGCGAGTACATAATCAAGATTGGGACATCCACTTATACACACCTCACAGGTGGAAACACCAAAGATGCTGACTGTGTGGATATTGCGAAGGAATTGCTGACATTGATTACGGCATCTCCTCCGACCGGAGTGACCGTCACACGCGAAGGCTATGTGCTTCACGCACAGAGCACCAGCAGCGCGGACTTCAATGCGTCCGTGTCCGATGGTCTTGGAGGAATCGGTCTTCGTCTTATCAAGGGAAGCGTCCAGTCGTTCACCGATCTTCCCACTCTGGCAAAGCACAATATGTATGTGAAGGTGGAGGGTGTTCCGGGTGCCGTCGAGGACGACTACTATGTGAAGTTCACCGCCAAGAACGGTGGCTTTGGCGAAGGCACTTGGAGTGAAACCATCGCTCCATCCGTCAAGTACAAGTACAGCTACACGACAATGCCTCATGTCCTGATCCGTCTGTCGGACGGGACCTTCGTCTTCAAGAAGACCGACGGGGTTCAGTACAGCTCGTATGTCGGCACAAATGCAGGATGGGCCGAGCGTCAGGTGGGCGATGATGTAACCAATCCCCTGCCATCGTTCGTCGGCCAGAAGATCAACGACATCTTCCTGTTCAAGGATCGACTTGGATTTCTGGCCAACGAGTCAGTCATCATGTCTGAGACTGCGGAGTACTTCCAGTTCTGGAGGACTACCACGACGCAGATCATCGACTCGGATCCGATTGATGTCCAAAGCGGATTCCCGCAGGTGTCGGTCCTGAGGTCTGCCGTACCGATCAGCGACCGCCTTGTCATCTTCTCCGACAAGGCTCAGTTCATCGTGCAAGGCGGACAGGTGTTCACGCCGACCACCGTGTCGATGACCGCGGCCACCCGGTACGAGATGACATCGGATATGTCCCCGGTGTCCACGGGCAAGACCGTGTTCTTCCCGATCCTCCGGTCCGGCAACACGGGCATCCGTGAGTTCCAGCAATCGGAACAGGATCCCAACCTGTTCGACGCTCCCGAAGTCACGGCCGCGGTTCCCAAGTACATCCCGTCCATCTGCCGGACGATGGCGTTCAACTCAATGGAAAGCGTGTTGGCGGTGCTTCCGCCATACTCGATCACGCAGACACCGAGCGAGATGTACATCTACAAGTTCTTCGGTACGGGTTCACAGCGCATCCAGTCGTCGTGGTCCAAGTTCACCTTTGGAGCCATGCTTCCCATCGGAATGGCGTTCTTCGACAACTGGCTGTACATCGTGCATCTCAATGCCACGGACAACCTGTTGTACCTGTCACGCATGGACTTCTCCCCCAACCAGCGTGACCTTGCCGAGGCAGGTACCGAATACGCTGCGTACAAGACGCTTCTGGACGAGCGGGTAGACGAGAAGCAATGCACCGTCACCTACAACTCCGGAACCGACCAGACGACGGTGGTGTTCCCGCAGGCACGACAGTACGGCGGGACATTCCAAATCGTCAGTCGCCGCGCCTACACCGGGACCGCACACACCAACTACGGTGAGGTCTTCTACAGCGGTGTCCCGAGCAGCAACACCCTTGTCATTCCCGGGAAGCTGGAAACGACACCCGGAACCGTCGCGTTCTACGCTGGCTTCAGCTACCAGATGCTGTACGAGTTCAGCGAGATCACCCTGAAGGCACCGCGGCAGAGCGGCGGTCAGGAGCTCTTGTCCACGGGTCGGCTACAGCTTCGGTACTGCACGATCCAGTACGCGAACAGCGGTTACTTTGAAACTCGGGTCGTTCCCGACTACGGCGACTCTTCTATCGCGGAATGGACTGGAAACGACCTCGGCCTGAACAACGCTATTCTGGGCCAGATGAACATCTCAGACGGCAAGTTCAAGTTCGCCGTCTACCAGAAGTCGGACGAGGTGCGCGTTCGCCTGTTGAACGACACCTTCCTGCCTAGCAACTTCCTATCAGCGGAGTTCGAATGCCTGTACTCGACGCGCAGCAAGAGGGTGTGACGGGCATCCGTCCGGCAATCCCAACAGACTGCGTGGAGATCGCGCGGAACATGAGGGAAGCCGACCTTATGGAGATCAAGGCAGGCGGATGGACCGACCCGCTGCTTTGCCTGATGGACTGCTACGAGCGCACGGAGAAGCCGTTCACCGGAGTGTGGAAAGGCGTACCGTGCTGCATCTTCGGTGTCACGCGCGTCCGCTGCCGGATGTTCGACGCAGACGGCAACTGGTGTTCGCGTGGCTTGGGTGCCCCGTGGATGCTGGGCACGGACCAGATCGGAACGGCCCGTTGGCGGTTCCTGCGTGAAAGCAGGAAGTGGCTGGATGCCGTCAAGTCCGACTACGACATCCTGCACAACAGGGTCCACTCAAAGAACACCGTTCACATCCGGTGGTTGAAGTGGCTTGGATTTCAGTTTGGCGGCGATGTGGTCTACCCATCGGGTGAAGTGTTCCGCGATTTCAGCATGAGGATTACAAACCATGTGCATCATTGAGGCAGCATCGCTTACTGCCGCAGGAATGGCGGCAGCGTCGGCCTCTTCGGTGGCTCTCATGGCGAACGCCGCGATTGCCTCTGCCATCATCGGCATCGGTAGTGCAGCCGTAGGTTTCTACGGCCAGCAGCAGCAGTCTTCGTACCAAGAGAAGTCGGCCAACTACCAGTACCAGATCCAGCAGATGAACCGTACTGCCGCGCAGCAGGCGCAGCAGCAGCAGTTCGAACTTACTTCGCAGGAGGCTGAGAATGCGGCGAAGATGGCGTACCTACTCTCAGCGAAGAGGCAGCAGGAGTTTGAGCAGCAGGCCGCGACCGAAATCTTCGCGGTCAGCCAGCAGTCCGCGAAGGCGGCGGGACTGGCCCGCGTATCCGCTAGTGAGGCCGGAGTAGCCGGAACTTCCGTAGATGCCCTGCTCAAGGACTTCTCCCGTCAAGAGCTGTCGTACCAGACTTCGGTCCTGCGGGAACAGGAGAACCAAGCGCGGATGTTTGGCATCGAGCGTGAGGGAATCCGACAGCAGCAGTACTCTCGTCTGCTGGGCGCGATGCCTCAGCCTCTTCCTGTGATCGGTGCCCCGGTGATTCCGCCGCGTCCGACATTCCTTGCGGCTGGTCTTCAGATGGGTCAGGCCGTCACGGGCTTGTTCGCCAATCCGTACTTCGCTGGGTCCCTTGCATTGGAAGGTGGGTTGAACGCATGAGTCGAGTTCAGGTCGATGCTGGAATCCCGCTCCGTCGGGAACAGCCGCAGACTCAGGTAGTCGATACCTTCGTCGGGCTCCGCGCTCCCGGTCCGCAGCAGTTCCAGCCGTCTGAGCTCCCACGCTGGCAGTCCGAGCTGTTCGATGTGGCTCAGGCCATGAGCGGCCTGTCCGGCTCCTTGGACAGCCTGTCCCGCACTTGGGGCAAAATCGGAACTCAAATGGAAGAACAGGTCGGCACCCAGATGGTTGCCGAGATGACTCCGGAGCAGCAGCGCGATGCTTCGGCAATGTCGTGGGCCGAGCTTGAGAAGAAGAACCCGCAGCTCAAGGGCGCATCCCCGTTCCGTCAGCTGGCGATCCGGCAGGCGGCCGGAAAGGCCGCCATCACCCAGAACCTTGGCAAGGTGCTTGCCGACAACGCAGAGCGGCTGTCGGACCCGAGCAGCACAGAGGACGCGCGTAGCTTCGGCGCGTCTGAACTTCAGAAGCTCACGCAGGGAATCTCGACCTTCTACGGCCGCGAGGCCGCCACGCAGTACGGCTCCGACATGGTGGAGAAGTTCGCGGGCATGGTCGAGGAAACCAAGCGCAAGCGAACGGTTCTGGTGAACAACCAGAACTTTGAGACGGAGGTCAAGGATGCCCTGAGCGAACGGCTGGCCGCAGAAGCCGTCTTCACTCCGGAAGGGCTGTCCGATGCCATCAAGTCGATTCAGGACAAGTACTACACCATCACGGGCGAAAGCGGAAACATCGCGGTGATGGGTGCCACCGAGAGCCTTGCTGAAACCTTGATCGCCAACGGCCGCTACGACGATGCCCGTGAGCTGGTGCGGGGCATGGCCCAGTACAGCCACAATGGGCAGGTCAAGTTCGGCAAGGTGTACGCGGAACAGTTTGCGAAGATTGAGGACAAGGCCGATGCGAAGGAACTGGAAGGAAGCCGAGCTGCCCGTCAGG